GATTCATACAGAATGAAGGACCGCATGAAGGTCGGAGCCGTTGGCTTCGAATAATATATTTTTTGTCTAAAAGCGGAAATTTTAAACCGGCAATTTTAGGAAATTATTTACCGGCATTGACATATATTCAGGAATCTGACTTTGACTTCACATAAAGGTTCTTTCTGTGGTTCATGAAAGGCATCTGAAAGCTTCATTATATAATCCTGTTCTGTTTTCTTTTTCCCGTTGTAGAAAACATAAAATTCCGGTGTTGGAATCTTTACAAGTGTTTCATTATATCTTGCTTTTGCTGGAATAATTCCATAAAGCAGATGGACGTAATATTCTAGACACCGAAGCGGCATGTTTTCGTTTGGTGTACTTTGATGTTCAACCAGAACAATCAATCTGCCGTTTATAAGCATGCTGATGTCGTTGTCATAAGGTTTGCAAATTGCCTGAGGTATTTTTTTCTGCACAATTTCTGTATCGTCCAATTTCAGATCGGTACCATGAATCGCATTATAAAGCGAAAGAAAATTCTTCTTTCCAACCAGTTCATCATCTCCGAATAAATCTGCAAATACGCTTGATTTGATTTCACGATTTTCTGTTGCCATGTTGTGGTCTCCTTGCCTATATATATATGAAAACTCTCTATATATAAATTTGCAGAGATGTGGCATTTTCGGAAAAGGTTTTGAAAAAAAGATTTTAAAGTTTTGTTATTCATTAAAATCACTTCATAAAATTGAAAAAGTCTCTCCATATTAAATATGAGAAATAATTATTCTATTTATTTTGGAGGCATGATATGAGTGAAAAAAATGTTGAAACAATCTTTGATAACATTAATCCTGTAGTATTGGAAAAGGTGAAAAGCCTGCGTTTGATTGATGATGAACTGATGACTTTAGTTTTCAGTGGCAACAAAAAGGCAACAGAGTTTTTAATTAGAATCCTTCTTAATCGAAATGATTTGAAAGTGAAGAAATCTATGACTCAAGTTCAAAAAAATAATCTTTTCGGGCGCTCTGTTAAACTTGATATTGTTGCAGAAGATATTTTCAAACAAGAATACAATATAGAAATTCAACGTGAAAAATCAGGTGCTGGTGGAAAAAGAATTCGATATCATCAGGCAATGATGGATAGCCATACCTTAAAAAAAGGAAAAAACTTTGATCAACTGCCAACTCTTTATATAATCTTTATTCTCGAACATGATATATTTAAACAGAATAAACCTATTTATACTGTAAATAAAACACTGGACGTAAAAGATGAAGATGGCGATTATTTGCCTTTTGATGATGCATGTAATATAATGTATGTAAATGGCGATTACAGAGGCAATAATGCATTGGGTAAACTTATGCACGACTTTTCTACTCCAAACGCCGATGAAATGTATTACAAAGAACTCGCCCGCAAAGTGAGATTCCATAAACAGGATGAAAAGGGGGTACAAATGGCCAGTAAGATAGTAGAAGAATACGGCGATGAACGTGCCGCCGAAGCCTTAAAAATTGGAATTCAGCAAGGCGAACAGAAAAAAGCTGTTGAAGATGCTATAAACCTTTTAAAGGAAGGTGATTCTCCAGAAAAAGTTTCACGATGCATTAAACTCCCACTCGAAAAAGTTCTGGAACTTCAGAAAGAACTTAATAAGGCAAAACAAACAACATTAGTATAAAAAATAACCAGCCAAATCATTTAATCTGGCTGGTTATATAGATCTTTAGTACACACCTTACTGGGGTTGGCAAGGTGTGTTTTTTTTACTCAACCTTTACATATTCAATTGTGCGGTCTGCAAGGTAGCTGATGTATACATTGCCACCACTTGTTACACCGATGTTTACACGGTACTGAACTGGAATACCAGCAGTTGGAATATGGTATGCTTCCCATGCACCAGTGAACATTTCGTCTACTGATGTCACTTTCAAAAAATTTTGATGTAAAATTATAATAAAAACTGATGTTTTTTTGTGGGTCTATCTGGGGCATTATGGGGTGTTTTGGGGCAGATTTAACGGTCGATTTGCCAGGTAATTGTGGTCTAAATAGGCTAAAATTGCGGACTTTTTTAACTGAATTTGGCCGTCTTCGAGCATTCTAGAGATTGTTGGTTCTGATACTGATAAGATTTCTGCAGCTGCTATTATGGTGAGATTTTCGGGGATTCCTGGCAGTAATTCAAGGTTATTTTCGGCTGTGATGTAGGCTTTTGCGGCTGTTTCGTCGATGTTGTTTTCTGTGATTATCTGCATTTCTTTTCCCCTCTTCTTTGTGCTTTTTTTTATTAAAATAATGTGCCTTGTTGTATTGTGTTTTCGCTTCGTTTTTTGCGTGTTTCTAAGATAGAATCCACTTCTTTTTCCAGCTGTTTTGAGCGTTGCAAAGTTTCATTTGTTCTGTATTTGAAGTATTCTTTCTGGGCTTCGCGCATTGCTGATACTTTATCTGCGAATTCTCCTGTTGTCATTCTTTCTCCCTGCTTGTGATTAAAGCAATTTCATCTCCAATCATTTCAACGTCTGTTACAGCTTTTACTTCGTAGCCGGTGACGTGTCTTACTTGTGCCTGGGCGTAGCCCTCGTGGCATAACACGGTCAATTTGTCACATAATTCCTGAACTGTCATGGTTTGTTTCATGCTTCTGTCTCCTCTGGTGGCTGCCAATCAGGAATGTCATTTACACGGTGTTGTGTGAGTTTGCTGTTCTTGATTTCTTTATCTGCACAGTGTGAACAGATTGTGTGTTTTGAATCTTCCCACCAGCAGAAACCATATTTCGGATGGTAGCATGGATTGTTATGTGTGCATCCACAGTGTCTACATCGCTCTCTAAAAACAAGTTTCGTTGTCGTTTTTAAGGGATGAAAACTTTGTTCTGCAGGTTGTTTTATCAAAAGTTTTCCTTTCATCATTTACGCACTCTCCTCTAAATAAGCTGACAGAAGGGCATTTGCAAATCCAGGTGGAACTGCATTCCCTATCTGTTTTACTACTTCGCTTTTGTTTCCAGCGAACTTGTAGCCTTTTGGAAATCCGGTTGCTGCAGCTAATTCGTGAGGCTGGAGCATTCTAAAACCTATGTCTATTTCGCCAGGTACAATCAGACCAAATCTGTCTTTTGTTGTAACTGTTGGCAATGGTTCTTCTACGGAATGTGCCTTGCCGTTGCCGTAATATTCAACAAGGATCGGAGTCACAATGCAATGCTCCTGTTTGGTAACGACTGTTGGTAATGGTTCGTCAATAGGTCGGCTTCTGTCTTTTGCGCTGGTCTGTCCTATGCTCATAATAAATGGCTGAACTACTGCATAGCGGTTTGAAGTGTCGAGCGTTGGAACAGGTTCCTCTGTTGAATGAACTCTGTCGTCTCCGCCGTTGTAGCGTACTAAGAACGGCTTAGGCTGAATCAGTGCATAGTGTGCGCCGGAGGTTGTAACTGTCGGAAGAGGTTTATCAAGAGAGCGTACTGTGCTGGATCCGCGTAAAATAGCGAGAAATGGTTCTGCAGAATCTTTCCAATACTTTTTGATTCCGTATTCTATTCTGCGCATTGTTGCTGGAGCCAGAGGTTTCTTTCTGTTCCTGATTGAAGGGCAAGGAATTGACCAATCAATAATATCTTTAGCAGCTTTCCACTTTGGAAGAGATTCGCCATTTTCTGAATAGGTCGGCTCCGGCCAAATGATTTTCTTTCCGGCTTTAGCAGCTTGAATAAACAGTCTTCTTCGTGTTGTTGGTACTCCGTAATCAGCTGCACAAAGCACTCTCCATTCTACCTTGTAACCGAGCGATTCAAGAGCTTTGATGAATGAGTTGAACACGGTGCCTTTCTTTTCTGCTATCGGTTTTCCGTTTTCGTCGAGCGGTCCCCAGGATGTAAACTCCGGTACGTTTTCTATGATGATTCTGCCGATAAAAAGTTCCTGTGCCCATTTGCAGATTTCCCAAGCGGTAGCGCGGCTCTGATCGCTTCTAGGTCTTCCGCCCCTTGCATTTGAGTGATGAGTACACTCTGGCGAAGCCCATAGTAAATCGAGTTTTCCACCTGGAACAACCTTGGTTGGATCCAGATTCTGTACAGGTTCTTCATAGTGTTCAGCAAACGGATAATTTGCCGTGTGTGTTTCTATGGCTCTTTTCCAGTGATTTATTGCACTGAGTTTTATGTCAAAATGATACTGTTTTGCAGCTTGTGTGATGCCTGTGCTTTCTCCACCACCACCGCAGAACATATCAACAATTTGTAATTGTTTCATTTTTTGTTCCTATGCAGTTTTCTTTTCTTCCGGTTCTTTGTGCGGAAGTGTTTTTAAGTATGCGTAAAAGGCTGCTTCGACATCCTCGGCGGGGTCTATGAGGTACTCTGCAAGGCTCCACCAGGGGATGCGGATTATGGTGTCTCGAATAACTACGCAGTCGAGTTTGTAGTAGTTAAGAAGTGTCTGGATTTCGTCGTATGTTATGCGGAGCATTGAGCAGACTTCTTTGGCGCGGTACATGTAGCGGGCACCGAGTCTTGCGTTTGTAATCAGACGACGAATCAGATTATCTTTTTCTTCTGCAGTGAGCGGAGGCTGCACCAGTTCTTCTTTTGTGAAAAGACTTTCCTGCTTTCGTTTTGGGCGTGAGACCTTTCGTTCAGGAACGGCGGTGCAAAACTCCGGCTCTTTTACTTCTGCCTGGATTGCGTGAGGATCGTTGATTTCATCTTCCGGAAACAGCCAGCCTTGTGTCATTTTGCTACACGCTCCTTGCGGTCAATTTTAGAAAGAAATGCCATTACGCTTTTGAGTTCGTTGTTGTCACACTTTGTATAAGAATCTTTCTTGAATCTTGATTTTGCAAAGAGGTCGAGGCGTTTCTTCCAGTCTTTGCCGAGAAGTTTCTTTGCACGTGCGGTTACTGCATCGCACATTGAAGGATTTTCCCAGCGTGGATAAAAGCTGTAGCATTCCTTGCCCTGTTTTGAGAGTACACTGTTGAGGTCTGAAAAGATTTCTTTCAGTTCTTTCATTGAGCACTCTGAGCAGCTGTGTTTTCCTGTTGCTCCGGAAACGATGAGACGATAGGTTTCTTCGTCTAAGCCGGCGGAATTCTTTTGTGCATGTATCAAGCTGATTAAGCGGCTTCGGTTTGAACGTTTATCCATCTTGTCCTCCTACGCAGCACAAAGCTTGTCGAGCATGTTATCTGTGATGGAAACAAGGCCGCTGGCTTTTGCCATCTTGCTGATTGCGATTGAATCGTTGACGATTGAGCGGAACCCTCCCTGGGCATGGCGTACAAGTCTGTCTGCAGTATCCGGTGTAATGTCGATTCCTGCAGCTTCGTGGTAGTAGGCTGCAACATCTACAGCGTGTGCACGTTCAAACAGAACAATAGGATTTCTGATTCTGCTTCTAAGACGTGGGATTCTGTCTGTTTTTGTTTTAAGACCTTCCTCTCCTACGAGAAGGAACGGAAGCTGGCAGCGTTCATTTACGGCGCGGATAATTTCGAGATAGCGGACAGGAAGCTTGTCTGCTTCATCAATGATTACAAGTCTTCTTGTGTACTTGCAGTATTCTTCCAGGATAGTCAGACACTCGCCAAAGCTGTGTGGTCTTGTGTGTGCCACTGATTCGCAGATGTCGCGCATAAGCTGTGTCTTTGTTGAACCGTCTACAAAAAGAACGTAAGCTGCATTCTGATTTTCCTGGACGTACCATTTTGCTGAGTGTGTTTTTCCGCGTTCAGCAGTACCAATTGCCATTCCGATTGAAGAAGACATTGTTCCGCTTGGATCAGACAAATCATCTGCAAGTGCTTTGAAGCGTGAAACGCTTGGAGTAAGCACCAGCACGTCTGTATCAATTGCAATACCTTGTGGTATACTGTTTGTGTAGCCCGCATTCTTGAGGCGTTCGATGTATTCATTTTCCTTGTCCTGCCAGTTGGGGTATGTATGCTGGCAGATTTTGACAATCTGTGATTTATCAACACCGATGATGCGGGCTGCTTCCTGCATGGAAAGTCTGTTGTTTTCAATCCAAGTTCTTAATTCCATAATTCTTTCTCCTATCTGTTAAACTTGTCTCTGACATAAGACGAAAAATAGTTTTCTTCGCTTGCTGTCATTTTGCTTTCGTATTCAAACTTAAAATCCATTTCTTCATGGCTCAAATGTTCGCCTGAATAGAACTGGTTTAAGATATATTCATAACGCTCGCGGTCGGTGTAGAATACCGGCTTACCGTGGGCACGGAGTACGTTTTCGTTTCCGATTCGTGCAGCAAGAGTTTCCAGGAAATCTTCCTGTGAAAGGCTCTCTTCGCGGCGGTTGTAAGATTCTGGCATTGTTCCAAAATCTTCTTTCCGTCTGCTTACTGCGAGTGGAATGTTGCGTACTTCTTCTTTTTCTACATCAGCTTTTTTTATAACAGGTGTTGGAATAACTGTTTCCGGCTTTGTATATTCAAGCTGATTCTGCATTGCTTTTTCTGCAAGTTCTTCTGCTGTGTGAAGTTCTGTAAACTTCTGCGGCTCAGAAAGAACTCGCACGTTCTTGTTCTGTGTAGCAGTTTTGAACGCTTCCTGAACGGTGCGCATATTGCGTTTTTTCCATTCGAGCTGTTCAATCATTTCCTGGTCATCAAGCATGTCAATCTTCTTTACAGGACGGAGCGCAATTGCGTGATTTGTTCCAGGCTCAATTGCAAATACACCAAGGTCAAGATTTTCCGGATCGTAGCGGATTTCTATCTTCTGGCGGTTGTATGCAACAAGGGTTCCGCGGTTCTGCAGAATCATTTCCTGTGTTAAATCAGGACCAATGTACTCAGTTCCGTTCAGTTCGATTCTGTCGCCTTTTACCTGGCGCAATGTGCTTTCCATGAAGAGATAAGCTTCATCACGAGGATCTATGAAAGTAGGCATCCAGCCGTCACGCTTATACTGTTCGAGTTTTTCTTTTGGAGAGCAGCCGAGCGTTGAATGAACGCGGTTTTCGTAGATGTCGATTGCCTTAACAACCTGATGGATGAACTCATCGTAAGTGAGGATGTAACCGTTCTGTTTCTGCCAGTCCAGACGTTTTGTTGCCTGTTCTTCTTCAGGAGCAGAAATAGCCATTCCCTTTACGAGACCCGGCAAGCACTGATCGCGCAGAATCTGTTCAAGTGTGTTGAAGAATCGCTCGATTGGTTTTGTTTTTGCGTTCTTTACACGGGCAAAGATTCGGCGGTGCTGCTTTTCCCATTCGGCTTTTGTAGGCACTACATCTACAACTAGTCCTTCTGTATCTTCAACGATGTAACGTCCGTTATCGGCATGGTACAAATCGGCTTCATCCAGGAAACGTACTCCGTAGTTCTGCAGGCGTTCTACAATCTGGTCTGCAAGCTTTGATTTTTCGCTTGAACCGTTATCGTTGTAGGTGCTTTCAAACTTACCGAATCTTTTGATTCCCATTCGCAAGGCTCGTGTTACGGTGTAAGTGTTGTATGCAATATCAAAGCTGATTCCGTAAACAAGACGTGTTGCCATATCAAGCCAGAGATAACATTCTGCTCTGATGTACATATCCTTTTTGCCTGTAGCATTTGGATTAAGACACCAGAAGTCAAAGATATGCTGGTCTCCAACTATCAGCTGGAAAGGTAAAAGTTTTGAAAGGTCACGGCTGATGTAGAACATATTATCCAAAGCGCGTTGTCCGCCTTTTGCAAGAAGCTTCATTGCGGGGCTGATGTTTCGGGCGTGAACGTATGCACTTGCTTCGCTTCCAATCTGCCAGCCCTGTCGTTGAGCTTCTGCCTTTGTGTTGTTGTAAGCATTGCGCACAGTACATCCGCCTACCTGCTGAATAGCGGCAAGCATAAAGTTTGTAAAGAAACTAAGTGCTTCGTCACTCCAGGCGTAAACATGGCGGCCCTGTCTTCCTTCCGGAAGAGCAAACATAGAACCGTTTTCCATTTTGCGGATATAACGCTGAACAGTTGGAACAGAAATGTTGAACTGCGTTGCAATCTGCTCATAGGCTCTTGCCTTTGAGATAAGCGGACTGCGTTTGCGAAATGCATCATACACAGCGGCGCGCAGAGGATACTTTTTATCTGTCACAGGTGCAAAGGTTCTGACAGTTCCGCTCATTCATCAACTCCCGAAAAAGCATTAAGCTCTCTGTCTGTTTCTGCAATCTCGTTTACAAGCTCGCGAACACGCAAACCGATGTTACATACAGCTGCAAGGCGGGTTGCCGGATTTTCAATGCTTGTAAGAAAATCAGACAAAGCACCAAAGATGTTCAGCTGAGCTTCGTACTGGTCGCGGTTTTCAAGATTGATTTTTGTGTACTGTCTGCCGTTGTGAAGAAGAGTTTTTGCAAAGTAATCATCGTCTCCCCAGTTGAGCTTGATTTTCTTTTTTCCCCAGGTGCGGGCAAGTTCTGCAGCACGTTCATTTGCCTTGCGGATTTTGTAAACACGTTCGTGCTCATTAGTCCAGCCGGCAAGACGTTCTCCTGTTGCCATTGCGTGTGCAATAAGATGTTCAAACTCTGAGTCTATCTGTGGCAGTTCGGGATTCGCACTTTTTGCATTTTCAAGCGCATATTCTTCCGGTGTAAGAACTCTGTCGTTTGCTGCATCATAAAGCTTGAGCCAGAGGTAAGCTGTCTTTTTTGAAAGACCAACAAGTTCAAGAAAATCGCAGAAGCCGAAGGTCTGAGCATCTTCGCTGCGGCGGTCTCCGCCTCTCTGGGCAAGAGCTTCATGTGCAATCCAAAGATCGCGGGCAACATCCAGGCTTACACTCTTGAGCTGTTCAACTTTTGGTCTGAGTTCCTGTACTGCACTGTTCATGTCCCACGAATCAATTTCACGGCGGAACGGAAAAGCCTGGTCTGGTGTAAGTGCGCTATTTTTTTGTACTAGACTGTTCATTCAAAAACTCCTTTGTCAGCTGGAGCTGACATCCAGATAGCTCCAGCCGATTAATTTATGCTGCAGCTTCGGGAATAGTTTTTTCGGCAGCTTTGCAGTAGAATGATTCTTCGCCGGGAACAAGGTTGATGTGGAATTTCTTCTGCTGGGCGGCGTCGAAATTCTTGAGAGCAGCCTTGACCGGCTCTTTTTTTACCTTTACGCAGTTTGAGAAACCAGCCTTGATAAGAAGGTCTGCTGTATCTGCAGAAACTTCCACTTTGTCTGGATTCTGACGGTAACCGATTGTTCCGTTGATGAACTCGCGGCTTTTCTTTCCCTCTTCGTACAGAGTTGAACGGTTTTCGTCTGAATAGGTTTTGAGATTTTCGAGAAGCTTCTCTCTCTGCTCTGCAAGACCTGCAGAAGCCTGCGCAGCTTCTTCTTTTGCCTTGTTGATGGCGATTGTAGCGTTGTTGTCGATTGCGCTGATTTCCGCATCAATCTGGGCGATGCACTTGATTGTTTCTTCAACATCTTTCAAGTTTTTGATTTTCATTTGTTTCTCCTTACACAGTTTGCTTTTCTGTGTTATAATTTGTTTGTTGTTTACGAATCACGCGGCGGGCTTACCGTCATCGTGATTCCCATTGTCAGCCGGATTGCGTGTTGCCTCATGCTTTCCGGCTTTTTTAATTTTGTCGCGGTAACTGAAATATGCGTTCTGCCAGAAACGGCGGAGCGGTGTGTTCCAGAACCTCTGACTCAGTTCATTCAGCTTGCGAAGTTTTTCCTCACGTGTGAGATAAGGAAGTTTCTTCACCATCTGACCTTCTACATAGATTTCCATTTTCCCCTCCAAGGTTTTCTATGTCCTGGCATATTTCAGCCGGGCTTTTGAACTTTGCAAGTGTAAGAAGTCCGTAGACTGCTGCATATTGCAAACCAACGTAAGACATGTTCTTGACTGCGTAGAGAACCTTCTCTGCATTCAGGTCAAGTTCAGTGCTGTCCATGAACGGCGGCTTTCTGCCGTTTTTCCAGAGCGTTATGATTTTTTGCCTCCTTTAGCTTTTCTACCTCCTTAGCTTTTTCCATAGCTACTAAAAAAGCGTTACTGATTTCTGCAAGAGCTTTTTCTGCGCTTGCATTTGGTGCAACAAGCCTGTGACCTATAAGCTTTCCATCGCGGTAGATTTCTACACTCTGAAAGCCTCTTGCCAGGTCAGGTTCTTCTCTTCCAAAAACCGACTCGTTGAACCGAAGTTCCCACCCTTTAAAATTGCCCGATATAAGTTCTGCCATTTGAAGGCAGACGGTAACTTTCTTTTCTTCTTCCTTGCGCAAAAGCTGCATTCCTCGGTTAAGCACGCTTTTGTACTTTCTAGCCGCTTTTATAAGCTGGCTGATATTGGGTTCTTCTGAATCCTGCTGAAGGTGCTTTTCTGCAAGGTATGCACATTCTTTTGTCATGCGGCTTTCTCCCTCAGTTCGGTTACCATGTCGTTCCAGCTTTTGTAGCCGAGACGGGATGCAACCGCACGTTCTATGCGCTGGCTGTGTGATTTGCCGGAAAGAACGTTGCTTACGGATACTGGTGTACAACCAACTTCCAACGCTATGTCTGCGCTTGATGTTCCCATGCACTTCAATCTGTACTTGATGTACAAGCCCTGTTCGGGCGTGATTTTCTTAGAGGCATGAGCAATTGCAGCAGCTTTCTTTTCAGCAATTTTCTGAGCGATGAATTCTTTGAGTTCTTCATCAGTCATTGGCTTCTGGTTTTTCACTCTTCTTTTCCTCCTTTTTTGTCGATATAATGTTTAGTTAATAAATTAGTTTTCATTGTTTCCTTGGAAACTTTGCTAACTAATAAATTAGGCTTTCTGATTTAAATTATTGTCGATAAATCGTATCTAGTCAAGATAATTCGACAATTAAATCAAGAAATTTCGGAGTATTTTATGGAATGGGGTCGAATTATCGACACAATCGAAGAGAAAACTGGCAAATCTGTATGTAAAGAACTGGGCATAAGACCTCAGTATCTATCAGATTTACGTTCTGGGAAAAGTAAAAATCCTAATTCAGATTTTGTTTTAAAACTGATTGAGGCGTTTAATCTAAATTCAAACTGGCTTCTAACTGGTGAGGGCGAAATGTTCATCACGGATGTTGCAGCAGCTTCACCCCTGCAAATCATCCCTGCAGAAGGAGAAGAAACAGCTTGCATTCCGTTCTACGACATAGACGTTATGGCGCACATTGCGGAATCGCTGGACCTCAAGGAAGAAACGCCTGCGGGAGTGCTTTCTATTCCGGGCTTCAAAGACTGCATTGCGTGTTTCCCTGTGTACGGTTCGAGCATGGAGCCCAAAATCTCCAACGGCGACGTCATTGCCGTAAGCCAGGCCGTAACCTGCGACCAGATTCTCTGGGGCGAAATCTACCTGGTAATCACAGACGCATGGCGCGTTGTAAAAACTGTTCATCCTGGCAAGACGGAAGAATACATTATTCTGCGGTCTATTAACCCGGCTTACGCTGGCGACACGAATCTGAAGAAAAAGGATTTGCGGGCGCTGTATCTGGTGCGAGGGGTTGTTTCGCGGCTGGGGATGTAGTAATAATTTTAGATATAAATTTTAGGAGGTTTATATGCCATTATTTCTTGCTACTAGAGCTTCTGCTTCATCAGGATTTGCTTCAATCGGAGTTGTTTTTATTCTTCTTGTTGTCATTTTTGTTTTTCTTTTCATCGTTGCACTCATTGGTTGTCTCTTCAGAACTGCAAAAGCAACGGAAAAAACACACGAAACTTTGGAACGCATTCTGAAGATTGTGGATGCGGTTGCCAGAAAAGAACATCCGGAGCTATACGGCAAATCTGAAAGTTCAGACTCAGCATCAGATTCAACACAACCGCAATAAACATAAAAAACATCGTTGCTTCCCCAGCACTCGCTGGGGATTTTTTTTGTCTGCTACTCTGAATCACGGACTTCTGCACCGTTGTGCTGGATAGTAGACGGATTATAATAAAAAATGATATATTTTTTACACGCTGCGTAAAAAACGTGCTATAATATTATATACGGTCGATACGTTATCGACTAAGATATTCTCCGTTGGCTGCAGGAGAGTATGAAAAATCTACGCAAAAGCGTAGTAGGAGAAAGTGCCTTTAGGAGAGGCGATCACAATTTTAGAGCTGCATCTATATGCAGTTTCGTTTTATGAAGGCCAGTCGTACGGACTGGAAAGGGAGACCATAAAATGGCATACAGTGCATTGGAAATTGCGAAGTACGTGATTAACCATGAGCACAACAATGGGCGAGAAATCAGTAATCTTCGCTTACAGAAACTTCTTTATTTTGTACAGGCAAAAGTTCTCGTAGAAACAGGCGATCCATGCTTTGATGATGTAATGGAAGCGTGGGATTATGGACCGGTAGTTCCTGTTGTTTATCATAAATATAAAATATATGGAAGTTGGGATATACAGATTTCTGATGTCCTTGTTGATATAGAAGACCGCATAAGAACTTTTATCGATGCCATGCTTGATTATTGTCGTAATTATCCAACTTATCAGCTCGTAGAAATTACACACAAACAGGATCCTTGGATTCAAGCACATCAGCGTGGAACAAAATCAGAGATACGCCCTTCCGCAATAAAACGGTATTTTCTCTCAAAGAATAGTAAATGACAGAAGATTCTTTTCTCAATCAGGAAACACCAGAAAGAGTAACTCAAAATAAAGAGCTGAAAGCTCATGTAGAACTTCAAAATAATCTTTATCAAAAATTACTTGATAAGAATTTTAGTTTCAAGACTTGGATTTTTGAGTTTTCGGATTTTGCATCAAAATATGATAAATTTCTTTATTCTGTAATCTCGTCATCAGTTATCAATGATTTATCTGATGATGAGGTTTTGCAACTACTTTCTAACATTTCACTTATTACAGAAAAAGTTTTGGAAGACAAATCAATAAAACGTAATAGAAAAACCAAGGAAGAAGATTTTGTTCAGGAAAGTGTAAGATTATCAACAGAAAAATATAAAATGATTTACAAGCTTTATGATCATTGTAATCTTGCGATAATTCAAAGAACTGCATATAAAGAATCAAGTGCTTCTATTCGGGCATCTGTAGATGAATCTTTTAATGACAAATATGCAAAAGAATATGATGAGCACATAAAACCAAAGATTGATTCTTTTGAAAAGGACATTACAACTCAGCTTATTACACTTGTATCAATTTTCACAGCATTATCTTTTGTAATATTTGGCGGTATCAGTGTATTAGATAATCTGTTACAAAATGTAAGGGCTCTCCCCGTTATCAAAACTCTGCTTATTGGTGACTTATGGTTCATCTGTATGGCAAATCTTTTTATTTTGTTCACAAAATTTATCTGCATCATAATAAAAAAACCGTTCAAATGGATATTAATTGTTATTATTTTGAATTTGATACTAATATCTGTTCTTATTGGTATACTCCTTTTTGGAAAATATACCTACGGAACGGTCTTTTTCATATAATCTAACAGAATCTAATACCCCCAGCAGTCGCTGGGGATTTTTTTTGTCTGCTATCCTAAAACTCGGAGGATGGCAGAATGAAAAAGAACAATTCTGAAAATAAACCTTATTACACTCAGCGAAATAATAAACTCAAACCTAATGGCGCTTGTAACGTTACTTCTATGATTGCTGCCTTGTCTGCAGCTGGATGGGATGTTAACAAGCTTGCAACAAAGGAATATCCGCAGCCGGAAGATGCGCTTATGCATTTTATCCTGGCAGACAAGGCTATTGATGCTTACTGGGGAAAAGTTGACCCTACAAAATATTATCCGCCTAATGAATGGCATTGCGTTCTTGCTTACGGAACAAACCGCTATTTAAGACATTGCGGGCTTCTTTCTGCAGGTGAGTATGCTGTTGAATGGGGCGAACGTCGCTCTGTGTTTGATATCCAGAAAATCTTGGATGAAGGTGGCGCGGCTGTTCTTTCTGGCGTTTTTACTGCAGAAGGTAAAAAGACGATTGGACATGTTGTCGCTTGTGTTGGATACAAGGCTGATGATTCTGGAAAAATCTCTCATTTTGTAATTGATGATTCCTGGGGTGATTACCGTACAGAGTATTCTGTTCAGAACGGTAACGATATTGAAATGTCTTACGAAGATTTCATGGCAAAAATCAGAAGCTGCGGGATTGATGCTAAGATGGCACATTTGATCCGCAAGGCAGGTGCAGAATGAAAGCAAAGGATGTGAGCTTAAAAGCTATTGTGCTTGCCATTGTGTGGGTTATGGTGTTGTTCCTGGTAAAAGGCTTTGTTCCTGTTATCTGGGCAGGTAAGAGTTTTGGTCTTGATGCAAGAGAAATCATCATAAGCGGTGTGTTCTTTGTTGTTGCATGTTCTCCGCTCTACCGTTCTATCTGGCTTGATAAGAAGCTTGGAATCTCGGCTGATAAAACTGAGGTTGAAGAAACTGCAGAGGATGTAAAATGAAAGATGAAACAAAAGAAACTATTCGTATTGTCCTTATTATGCTTTTTGCTTTTGCCTTGCTTGTTCTCGGAAACATCGGGAATAATGCTTTCCGAGAATCAGGTGTTGCAGATCAGGAACGAGTTGAACGTTATGAGGACAGAAGTGAATCTGCTCAGAACGCAGTCTCAGAACTGGAAAGCGGACTCTCTGACGTGGCAGAACAAATGCACGGAGTTGGAAAAGAAATTGATGAAGGCATTACAGATGTCGGAGAGCTCCGAGAAGTCGGTGTTAGAATTGCAGGAGCAAGTTCAGATATTGAGGACTCTGCTTGCCGAATTGAAGAAGGAATTCAGCGAATTGAACGAATCTTATATGAGGCAGAAAAGAAAGATCGTGTTCTGGAGAACTGCGGCGGGGGTGCTGGGAGCAGTAACTCTGACTGAGGGAGTGGTTATCTGGCTGCAGAACAAGTGAGGTGGAAGATGGAAAAGTGGGGTTCTGTAATTTCTGTTGTTAAAGACGTTGTTACAATAGCCGGTTTTATTGGAATCTTTATAAAACTTGGTTATGACAAAGGCGTTAACGAAAAAGAGCAAAAAGAGATGCGTAAGGACATAGATAAAAATGCAACGGATATAAACAATCTTGGTACAAAAGTAAGTCAGATGCAGATAGAAAATACCCGTCTCATAACCACTCTTTCCAGTGATCTTGGATGGATTAAAGCAAGTCTTGCAGATATCAAAAATGATATCAAGCAAAAAAGGGAGAAGAACAATGCCTAAGAGAAACAAGATAGAAATGCAGGGCTTGGTTGAGCGCATCTGCAAGATGTACTTCAACGACAAAATGAGCCACAAACAGATAGCAGAAGTTCTCAAGAAAGAAGGATTCGACATCAGCAAAAGCGGTGTCGGTCGCACTCTTGTGAGCCAGGCTGCGCAGATGAAAGCTTACAAAGATTCTGCAAAGAAGGCAGTTGCCATTGTTTCTGAACTTGAAAAAACTCCGGGTTTGAATATCTCTGAGGCAAGTGTTCAGCTGGTTCAGGCAAAGCTTCTTGAAGAACTCAACAAGTTTGAAAACTTTGCAACCATTTCTCCAGAAGAGCTTTTGAAAGCAATTGCAAGAAATACTGATGCACAGGTAAAGATTGCACGTGTAAAACTCGAATATGAACGCGGTTACAAGAAAGGCTTGTTTGAAGCTGCAAAGACTGTCGAGGCAGAAGGAAAGAAAGCCGGCTGGAGCGACGAGCGCGTTGAGTTTGTTAAGTCTAAGATTATGGGCTTGAAGGTGACCTATGACGAAAAGCCGGAAAAAGACTAACACATACGACATCTTTCTTCCCTATCAGAAGAAGTGGTTAGAAGACAGAAGCGACCTCAAAATCATCGAAAAGAATAGACGGTGCGGAATCTCCTGGACAGACTCCGCCGACTCTGTTCTTGATGCTGCTCCTGCCAATGGCTGGACCAACACTTATTATATGAGCTTTAACAAAGACAACTGTCGCCAGTACATTGAGGATGCCGGCGAATGGGCAAAGAAGCTTGGTTATGCAGTAAGTGAAATTATCGAAGAAGAAGAGCCTCTCCTTGATGACGAGGAAAAATCAATCACTACATACAGAATCACTTTTTCCAGCGGTGCGGAAATTATGGGACTTCCTGGTGTTTCGCGTTCGCTCCGTTCTAAGCAGGGAAACGTTGTCATTGATGAGGCTGCGTTCTTTGATGATCTGGAAAGCGTTCTGCAGGCTGCAAAAGCTCTTGTTATGTGGGGCGGTAGAATCCGTGTAATTTCGACACACAACGGAGACGACAATCCGTTCAACATCCTGATTAAAAATATCCGTTCAGGAAAAGAAAAGGAATGGAGTCTGCACCGAATTACTTTCCGTGAAGCAATGGCTCAGGGCTTGTATCAGAGAATCTGTCTAAAACAGGGGCGCAAATGGACTCCAGAAGCTGACAAGGAGTTCATGGACAAGATGTACCGCATCTACGGTGACAATCCTGATGAAGAGCTTGATGTAATTCCACGTGCCAGCGGTGACAGATACTTTGGACGAGGTTTGCTGGATCATGCCACAGCTGATTCAGACAGTTACGACATCCGCCGGCTTGAGTGTTCAGACAGTTTTCTTCACAAGAACGAAAGCTTTAAGAACCGCGAGATTGAAAAGTTCTTTAATCAGGAAGTACGTCCGCTGCTTGGTGCGCTTGAAGGTCAGGTTTTCGGCGGCAATGACTTTGGACGTTCCGGCGACCTTACGACGTACTGGTTTGCTGAAGAAGTTTCAAAGACTCAGCTTGCGGTACGGCTCATTGTGGAAATCAAAAATGCTCCTTTTGAGCAGCAGCAGTTATTCAATGACTATGTAACAGACTGGTTATCTGAGCGTAAAAAGTTTGGTGGTCTTGCAATAGACTCTCGCGGTAACGGTCAGCAACTCGCGGAACATGCTATGCTCCGCCATCCGGGGGCTTCGATTCAGGTTATGGAAACCAACGCCTGGTATGCAAAGTACGGAACCGATTTGCACGGACTTATGGAAAGCGGAGATTTTACCGTTCCTGATGATGAAACAATCAAGGCAGATTTTGCACTTGTTGTACTTAAAAACGGAATCCCGACTATTCCTGCAGTGCGCACATCCGACCGCGACTCAAAAGGAAAGCGACACGGAGACGGTGCGAGTGCCGCAATGCTTTGTGTTTGTGCCTGGAGAGAATGTGCGGCAGATCCGGCACCGAGCTTTTTTGCTGCAGAAAAGAAAAAGAAATCATTTTGGTAGGAAGGTATAGATTATGGCAAGAACAAACAGCGTAACAAGCAGAGTTATAAATATAAACGGATTCCGCAGCATTGCAAATTATGTTTCTGACACGCAGGACTGGATAAACTCCGTTCAGGAACGCGAGAACATCTTTGAAGAAATGCGTGATGACGGACGTGTTGAATCTCTCATACTTGACCGCAAGAACAAGGTTCTGCAGATGTACGGTTCATTCACTGACACAAAGAACAAGAACGTAAACGAAGCCTGTCAGAATCTTCTTACCTTCAACACTTTCTACAAGCTCAACAATATCCTTTTGAATGCGGTGCCTTATGGAATTGCTGCATGTGAAGTTATCTGGGAGTTTCGGGGCGGCTGGTATGTTCCTGTTGATTTTACTCCAATTCCACGAACTGCTTTAAGCTTTCCTCAGCACATTGAACGTGACTGGGGTATTCCGGTTCTGACTTCTCAGAATCTTATTTTAAGCGATAAGCGCAAGTTCATAATTCACCGTAACGATGACGGCGAGCTGAATCAGTGGGGACGTCCAACTTTGCGCAGTGCTTACACCTTCTGGAAGTTCAAGCAGCTTGGCGTTAAGTTCTGGGCAATGGCCGCAGAGCTTTGCGGCGTTCCTTCTATCCTGGCAATCTTTGAAACAAAAAGCGAAGATGAAGCAAAGAAACGCGCAGCTGATTTGACGGCAGCCCTGCAAAACTGGGAAAGCGGATCTTCCGGCGCATTCGGAAACGTTAAGGACATCAAGGTTGTTTCTTCTCAGATTAACGACTTCAACAAAATCGTTGAGCTTTGTGACACAGAAATTGCCTATGCGCTTACAGCTCAGGCTCTTACAACAAACACTGCGCAGTACGGAACTCACGCCCAGGGAGAAACGCACGTCCAGACTTACGACGATCTGATTAAGGGTGATGCCTACAAGCTCCAGCAGACAGATCAGCAGCTTGTTAATGCTTTCTGTGAGCTCAACTTCCCTGGAGAGGTTGCCCCGCAATATGACATTGACTCTACAGACTTTGCACCGTGGGAAGTTATCCGCGATGCAATTGACCGTGGAGTTCCTGTAAGCCTTAAAGCTCTTTATAACAAAATCCATCTGCCACAGCCTGTTGATGAAAAAGATTCTTTCGTAAAGGCTCAACCGTCTTTCGGTTTTTCTGACAAAGGGAAAGACGATTTTTTTCAGAACAGGCAGTAGAGAATCTTTTCCAGGAAAAGAGCCGGGCGCGACGGCTTGACCGTATTTCTACTGCCGCCTGGCTCAACATCTCCGACAGCTACGCAGAACGCATTAAAGCATACATCAAAGAAGCTGCACGCAATCCTGACATTCTTATGACTACCAAGGTACTCCCGCCGGACTGGGGAGCAATGGGAGAAGCTGCAAAGCTTTTTACCCGTTCTCTTATGATGGGCTTGGATTCAGCTGTACGCAAGAATGAGTTTGCAGAGCTGACTGCAGAAGACGTTGAAAACTTGCCTTATGCCGAAGCTGTAGAATATCTTAAAAAACGCGACGTTATAAAAAAAGTTGATTATAACAAGCTCTCCGACAAGATGCGGTTCCGAGCTTTTACAGCTTCCAGAATTGCAGACGGGGATCTTCTCAAACGTATAAACTCCGAGCTGATTAAGAATGTGAATGATGGCAAGGGGCTGAAGGATTTTCTCTCTCTTACAAAAACTGACATCCTGAATAAAGTCGGTATGGGTGCAGGTGGCCAGGGCTGGTACTGGGAAACTGTCTACAGAACCAACGTTCAGACCGCATACAACACTGGTCGCATGATGGGCTTTGAAGAAGACAAACCTCTTGCGCTGCACTTTGTCGGAATTGAAGATTCAAGGCAGACGGATGTTTGTCATTCGTTGAGCAATGTAATCAGACCGTATGATGATCCGCTCTGGGAAAAATATATTCCGCCTCTGCATTTCGGCTGCCGTTCGACAGTACGTGCAATTTATGACGAAGACGAATTGCCGGATGAATGGACTTCCCTGGAAGAAATAGAAAAACCGGCAAAAGGTTTTGGTACAAATCCTCTTGAAAACGACAGCTGGTGGAATGAACTTTCAAGTCAGGTTGTACGTGCAAAGGAATATGGCGTACAGGGAGAGATTGAGGCGGCGAAGGTTGCGCTGGGTGTTGGTGGTACCGAATTAGCACCAGAAACTATTGGCTTTGCAAAACCTGTCAATTCGATTGAGGATCTTAAAACTATGGATACACCTCTTTCGATTGAAGAAGCATTAAAGCAGGTAAACCCGAATTATAAAAAGGGATTTGAATGGAAACATAATTGTCAAAGATGCTGTCCTACTTACGAAGCAATCAGACGAAAATATGATGTACTTGCGAAACCTACTCTGGCAAAAACACTTGAAGAACTAAAATTAGACAAATACGCAAATTATGAAAATGACGGTTTTGCACTTATGTACAAAGATGCTGAAGTTATAAAAGCAAAAGGTTTTGGCAAGAATGAGATTCTACAAGCTATGAAAGAATGGGGAGACGGAGCGAGATGTGAAATCTGTATTGTAAAGAAAGATTGGGGGGCTCATGTATTCATGGCTGAACAAGTAGAAGGAAAAACAATATTTCTTGACCCACAGACTAATAAGGTGTATTCTGAAAGTGTATTTGATGACGTACGAAAGACTTATACCAAGTATTTCAGAACTGACAATCTTGATTTTAATGACAACATTATTGATTGTTGTCTAAACCGAAAGGAGGCTAGAAAATGACAAAAGAAGAAGCTCTCAAACTTGCAAAAATCGATGCCTCTAAAATAATTCATGATGAAAAAGAAGAATGCGATGATTGTGTTGTTTTCGGTACATACAAGAACGAACAAATTGATATGTATGATAATGGCGACAATTTTGTTATAGGTCTTGGAATTGGCAGAAAAAACTATAAGATTTATAAAGACACTGGCAAACTTGAGGAATTCAAAATAATAGTTGCGTAACTTACAGCCCCGAACTTCCGGGGCTTTTTCTTTTTTAACCCACATTCCCAGCAAAACACAAAAATTCATACCTACACACCACCTCAAACATCTGTGATTCACCGTTGAATATCGGTGAATCGGCTATCCGTTTAAATAATTTGGGTAATTTGTCATTTATTTAAAAACACCCCCGAAATTTTCAAGATTTTAACAAATTGCTTTTCCCACAATTGCCGCGTTTTTGTGCCTCTGTGATTACATATGCGCAGAGGTCGCAAATGAAAATCTACATTGCCGGAAAGATTACCGGCGACAAGAATTATAAGACTAAATTCAAACGCGCAGAAAAGCTTTTGCGCTCACTCGGACATTCTGTTATGAACCCTGCCTGGATTGCTCCATCTGATGATTTTACATGGACGGACTATATGCAAATTAGCGGCATGATGCAGGCAAGGTGTAATGCTGTGTATTTTTTGAAAGGCTGGAAAGAAAGCGAAGGTGCAAGGCTAGAGTTCAAGAGATGTCACCAGCTGAATCAAACTGTTTTCTTTGAAGACAGTGCTTTCAGCCTGGAAGAATTAAAGCGTTCCCCACAAAGCCTGAAAAATAAAAAGACGAGGTAGTATCAGCTTATGAAAAAGATTCGTACATGGCAGCTCTGCCGCACGGGAACTTTCGGGCAGGACGGAGCAAAGATTACAGAACAGGATTTGAAAGAAATCGCGGAGACGTTCACGCCTACACGTCCGATTACTATCGGCCACGATGCAGCGCATGGCGACAACTTTCCAAAGTTTGGAGACGTGCTTGTAATTGATGGCATTTATGATGACGTAAAACACAAAGGCGAAAAGGTTCTTGTTGGTCAGGTTGTTCTGCATCCGGAACTGGAAAAACAGTTTTCAGACAAGGACGATGGTGACGGTTGCTACAAGGGCTGGAGCGTTACTATTCCAAAACGTGCAAGTGACGGAAAACGTTATCTTCACAGCCTGGCAATCTGCGGAGCAACTCCGCCAAAGATTCCGGGGCTTGAGCAGCTTATGACAAAGAGCTGCTATTCAGACGGCGATACGGTTGAGGTGTTTGACTTCAGCGACGCAATAGATTATCAGGAGGAAATTCCTATGACGGAAGAGGAAAAGAAAAAAATGGCTGACCTCGAAGCTGAAAACAAAAAGCTGAAGGAAGATGCCGAAAAAGCAGCTGCTTCCAAAAAGGATGATGAGGACAAAAAAGAAAAGTTCTCCGATTCCAAAGAGTATGCAGACATGCAGAAGAAAATCGAAGACCTTGAAGCTTCAAGAAAAGAAGCTGTTGTAAAAGGTGTTTGTGACAAGTTCGCTGATATTCCTGCAGGGCTTAAAGACAGTGTTCAGAAGGTTGCCAGCGTTCTTGCTTCAACAACTGAATCTTTTGAGTTCAGCGACAAGGATGGAAATAAGAGCAACAAGACAGCTCTGGATCTGTTCAGCGACGTTCTTTCAGGGCTCATTGCAGCACCGAAAAAAGAGGATGTAACTTCTCGCCAGGTAAACACTGACGAGTTTAACGACAAAAAGGATGACGGCAAGGAAACCGACTGGGGCAAAGTTGCCGCCAGACTCTAAGGAGATGGAAAATGGAAAAGGTTGAAGAATTCTTTGACCGCGGCGTGCTCCATGCAGGACACCCGCCAATCGTGGACTATGCGACTCTTGCTGCTACAAGCAAGAATCTCAAAGCCGGTACAGTTTTGAAATCTGCAAGTGGTGGTCTCGCACCTGCAGGAGATTCGAACACACCTTGTGCTGTTCTTCTTGCTGATGTTCCCGCACACGCAAGTGAAGCTACAACTGGTGTACCTGTTGTTGTGCATGGTCTTGTTGTAAGAAGCCGTCTGCTTGATTTTTCAAGTTCAGAAGAAGCTGCTGCAAGCGACACTCTCGCTGAAAAGCTTCCGGCTGCTGGCATCTACCTGGTACAGGGCGGATGGTCAGAATCAAATTTCAGATAGGAGATTGAAAAATGGCATTGTACAAAAACGGTTCCATCACTATCAAAAGTGAAGACATTGAGCGCGTATTGGCTGCAAAGCCGGAAAACACTTCCAACGCTCGTGCTTATTTTAAGCAGACAAAGCTCAAGAACTCTACCCATATTTCTGCGGCAGAGCTCAAAAAAGAATACGGCAACGTTCCTGTAATCGTTCGCGGCGATAACGGTGTTGTTCCAAAGCATGGCGTTGATGCAACAGACATCGTGCCAATGCCGATTGAAATTGACGACAAGATTTCTGCCGTTGATATGGATGAGCTCGAAAGAGCTACAGACATGGGTGTTAATCAGATTGTTGATGAATATCTTGACCAGCATGCAGACATGGTTCGCGAAACAACCAATGCTCTCTGCTGTCAGGCTCACCGCGGTAAGATTGACTACATGATGAAGAGCGGAGGAGAAACAATCCGCTACAAGGTTGATTATGGTGAAGTTTCCAAAATCGACTTTGATGAGAGTCTTGCAAGCCTTACACGCGGTCAGGCAATCGCCCTTCTTACAAAGCTTGCCCAGCAGGCTAAGAAAAACGGTGTTGGCGGCCCTGGTGAGTTTGTTGCCGGTGCAAAGGTTTATGAGAAGTTCGTTGATTTGCTTACAAAGGCAGAACTCGACTCTCAGATTAAGGATGGATCGCTCAACATGGGTTCATTCAAGGTAATCATGGATAACGATTCTTACACAGACATCGTTAGCGGAAGCAAGGTTACAAAGTCTCTCTGTGATGACTATGAAATTGTTTACCGTGCCCTCAACGCAGGACAGAAGCTCTGCTTCCTCCGCCTTGATGATGTTGTTCAGCGCAGCGCTGTTCCTGTTTATTCATTCACTGCCAAAGGTGATGACCAGAGAGGTACAAAGCTTTACACAAAGTCAAAGCCTTTCCCTCTTATCAATGCAAAAGGTATTGTCTGGGGTAAGTTCGCAGAAACTGCAAGCTACAAGCTCAAGTTTACTGCAGGAACAAACGGAGCTCTTACCGCAACTGTTGACGGTGAAGAAGTTTCAAGCGGCGACATAATCGAAGAAGGAAAGACTGTTGTATTCACAGCAGCTCCATCTAGCGGTTATGCTGTTAATGCCTGGTCTGGAAAGTCTAAAGACAGCCTTGTAGAATCTGGTACAAACGAGATGTCTCTCGAAGTTACTGGAGACGTACAGGTTTCTGTAAGCTTCAAGACAGCCGGCTGATTTTGAAAGTTTTAAGATTTTAATTTAAAAAACTTTTCATAGGGCATGGGAAACCGTGCCCTTTTTTTATGCCTACACAAAAAGCCAGTCAGATTTTCTGTGTGATATTTTTATTTTGCACGGAGGTTTGATTATGCCGGAAGAAAACTAAAACCAGGCACAGCTCACAGTTGAGGACTTGAAAAAAGAGCTGCCGGATCAGGATTATGAAACTCTTACTCTTGGAGAAGATACGGTTGCGGTCCGCTGTCTTTTAAAGGCAAAGATTGCAGTTAAGGGAATGGTTCAGAGTACAGGGCATGTTTACAGCGAAGAAAACGAAGTGTGCCGTGAAGCAACTCTTAAATATGCGCTTTATGAAATGTTTGCATTTGTTGGACAGGAAAACCGCGCCCGCGAAAAACTGGAGGACTGTCAGCTTCTGATTGAGACAAACTTTGGACCAGTTATAAAAAAAACTGATGCAGAAGCTTCTTCTGGACCTGCTGTAGGCTATATGAGTGCTGGAAGAAAAAGCCCTATGGAAAGACGGAGAAACTGATGGGAGTTCAGATAACACGAAGTTTTGGAGAACTTTCCAAGCGGCTAAAAAAAGGCTGTCTGGAACCGACCATGCGCAAAGTGAGTAAGTATCTTGTTTCTTCTGCAGTCGGAAAAATCAACAAGAATATACCGCCTGCAAATGCACCTCTTACCCAGGAGGTAAAACGAGGCAACAAAACGCTGCGCGATAACGGTCAGCTTATGGCAAGCATAGCCCCGCAAAATGGCAAGGACTGGGCAGCTGCTCAGACTAACCTCAAGTATGCAAAGATCCAGCAGGAAGGCGGAACAATCAACAGCAGGGGAAAAGGCTTGTGGCTTCCGGCAAGTGCAAAAACACGTACTCTTATGAGACGTTACAATGCACAGAAACCGGCAGAGCTTATCCAGGCAATGAAAGGTGACGGATATTCATTTTTCAGGACAGGTAAAGTGTTCTGTGCAAAAAAGAAAAAGGGAGAGCCTTTTGCGCTTTTTATCATCAAGCAGAGCGTTACGATTCCTGCACGTCCGTTTCTTCACATTGATGAAAAAGACGAAAAGCACATCAGAAAAGAAATTAAAAAGGCAGTGCATGAGGCATTGCAAGGAGATAAGAATTGACAATCGAAGAAGTTGTTGAATCACTCAAAACTGAAATCAAAACACAGCTGAACTTTCCGGCATTCCTGCTTCCTCAGAAAGCCGGAAACAACACAGCGCACATAGACCTGCTTTACCAGGATATGGATCCAAACGGAGACGGAAACGAAAAGATTTCGTTCCTGGCAGAATACCGCACAGCCGGAACTCATGCAAAATGGCTTACTCAGACGGTAAAACTCAGACGTAAACTCAATGAAATTGAAAATAACTTTATGCCTTTTGAAGCAGACGGCGTAAAGCTTCGTGCCTACTGGATTAGGAACGGAAACGCTCAATGGGTGTACCCTAGTGAAGAAGAAAGCTCTATGCCTGCGGAATATGTTATTCCTTACAGAATAGAGATTGATATGCCTACAAGGTTAATAACGGAGGACTAAAATGAAACCGGGTGGAAAAGATGGAAAACTTTACAAAATTGCCGAAGGTGAAGCTGTAACTGGCGGAGCAAGCGTTGCCCTTACTGCCAGCGGATTTTACAAAATCAAGAGTGTCGCAAGTTCAGACAGCTCTCTTCCTGCGCCAGACACAAGCAAGTCAGGCTACAGGGCACTCAAGCCAGGCGATTATGTATGGCTGTGGAAAGGTCAGGCTCTTGCAACTGGAGATGCAGTAATTCCGCTTGCTCTGACACTCATCAGCTTTGTAACTGATGTTTCAAACAGCAGAAACGGAAACAAAACCGACATTACAACTCAGGAAAATGTTGAAGTCGGAATCCGCGAATATACCGTTTCTCCTTTCTCAGAAGGAAGCGGAACAATCAACGGTATGGTTGACGTTGACTCAGAAGCTCAGAAAGAGCTCTTGAATCAGTTCAGCGCAATCACAGAAGAAGATGATGACGGACATATCACAGTTTACAAGGCAACACAGCGCAAGCAGGATTATATGCTCAGCCGCCGTGAAACCGAAACTGTTGGTGAAATTGCCATGTGGGAACATTTCCCTGTAACTGTAGATTCGCTCACAATGGACAAGCCTTTGGACGGAGCTCAGAACTTCAACTTTAACTATTCGCTCGACGGCGGAAACAATCCTGGCGTAATCTACTACAAGGTTAAAGAGGTGGCATAATGGTTCTTACAGAGCAGCCTAAATACTGGTTCTATCCTGATGTTAAGGACAACCTTCAGCAGAAGGAAGAAGAACAGCTTGCCGTTGAAATCATCCGGCCTACAGGATTCCAGAGTAACGATTTTAAGAAAGTTGTTACCCGCACGGAATTCTATCCGGATGATCAGCCGTTTGACAAGGACGGTAATTACACCGCGCCTAAAAAGTTCCGCAGCATAACCGTAGATACAAAGTTTGATTCTGCCTTGATTCTGCGCACGTGCGTTGGTGAAGTACGGAATCTTTCTGTCAAAGATACTGACGGAAAGGAACGCAAAATCACCAGCGGAAAAGAGCTTGCAGAATGCCGTGCCTATGGTATCGGAGCAATCATCGACGCAATTGTCGTTGAAGTTTCCGGAGACAAACTCACCGATTCAAAAAAAAAGATTATCGAATAGGACTGCAAATCCTGTTTTCGGGCTTCTGGCCGCCTGACTGGGAGCCCGAATATGACGAAAAGTATGAATGCCTTTTTTGGCCGGAAAATGAAACCGGCTACATGAGGCTCCAGCGCAAAGATTTTTCCAACTACATTACAGAAGAACTCTCTCAGCTGATTCAGATGTGGCACAGAATCAGTGCCTACGGATGGCCCCAGGGCAAAGGCTATCTGGCAGAGCCTGAATTTGTGCGCTCCATTGTAGAATTATTCGACAGGGAAAAAGCGGGTTATATAGCCTGGGAGAAAAAGAATAATGGCGGACATTAACGAAGAGCTTCGCGTTCTTGTAACGGCAGAAGTAGACAAGGCAATTAAGAATCTCAAGAGTGTTGATAAGCAGACTGATGAAACTGAGAAAATGTTCAAAAAACTCGGCGGTGCAATCGGGGCTGCTTTTTCTGTTAAGGCTGTTGTTGATTTTTCAAAACAATGTGCAGATGCCTACCGCGAACATAATCAGACTGTATCAGTTTTAAGAAGTACCCTTGAAGCAACGGGAGCCACTGCCTGGACTACGGCACAGGAGCTGCAGAATATGGCTCAGACATTGCAAGGGGCGACCAATTTTACTGCAGATTCCATAAACTCAATGCAGTCTGTTCTTTTAGGATTCAGAAACATTACCGGTGATACCTTCGAAGAAGCAACAAAGGCAATCCTCGACATGGCAACCGTTATGAAGATGGATTTGTCTTCTGCAGCACAGAGTATTGGTAAAGCACTTGATGATCCGATTCACGGAATGGATTCCCTCAAGAAGCAGGGCTTCAATTTCACTGCTGCACAAAAAAAGGTTATTCAATCTTTTCTTGATGTAGGTGATGCAGCCAGCGCTCAAAAAATTATTCTTGATGAGTTGAATGGAACATTCGGTGGCGCGGCTGAAGCTGCAGCTGATTCTGCAACACAGATAAAAAATGCATGGGATGATGTAAAAGTCGCAATTGCAGAAGGTCTTGTTGATACTGTAAACGCATTTTCTGGCAAGACAAAAGGAAACGCAATTGCTGAATATCTTGAAGGCACAGCAGAGGCATTCAGACAATCTGGCAAAGAAATGCAGCGAATGAAAGATTATTCGTCATACTGGGACTCTCTGTCTGATGATGAAAAACTTGAAGAAGCACGATATCAGATTAAGCTGTATGAAAATCAGGTCAAATTTTCAACTGATGCAATTAATAAAGCCTGGTCAAAATCTCAGAAGGAAGTTTTTGAAAGAGGAAAGCAAAATCACGAGAAAAAAGTAGCACAGTGGAAAGAAGTTGAACAAAGCCTTCTGAAAACTATGAAGCAGGAACAAGATATACAGACTGCTGAAAACAATAGAGCCGATGCTGAAGCTAAAATCAATAATTTAATGCTCGAAATCTCTAAGAACTATGAAAAGCTCGGAAAAGATGATCCTGCTGTTCAGCTTAAAAACTATCAGAAAGAACTGGATGAAATAAAAAAGAAACGCGACAAACTTGCAGAGCCTGTTGAAGATTCTGATGGAAAGATTATAGATACAACTGAAGCTATGAAACAACTTGATGCTCTTGAAAAGAACGTTAAGAAAAAAATAGCTGCATTAAAAATAGACGGAAAAAAAAGCTGGAGGATATGGCTGAGTGAGGCACTTGATGTTGATACTGAACTTTTTACAAAAGGCCAGGAAGCTGCAAAGATTTATGTAAACGGTCTGGAACAGCAATTTGAAAATGCAGAAGGGCTCAGTAAAATCCTCGGAAAGAAATTTGATGCCAGCGACATTATTGATGACCAGCTGAGTGAAATAGAATCTCATATATCAACGCTCTTAAATATTCCAACACCGCTGATTGACAGTGTGTTTTCTCTCGACGAGCTGCAGCAGGAAGGAACAGCTCTAAACGAGCTTTATAACGAGTGGAAGAAACTTCAGAATGCAAAGGAAACTACAGCTTTAGAAAAACTGCAGAAGCAGATAGATGATTTGTCGAAATCTGAATTTGAACTTTATCTTGAAAGTGAAAATCTGGAAAACCTTCCGACAGAAAAAATTGATGAAATCAGAGAAAAGTTCAATCAGCTTAAACTTGAATCCGTTGATGATCTTGGCGAGAAGATAGGAATACTGACAGAACAGGGTTTGGAAAGTCTGAATCTTTTTGATGCTAAATCAAGAGAAGTTATCGGTAACCTTACTGCCAATCTTGCAAATATTTCTTTTGATGCAGTTTTAGGAGGATTGAAAGAATTTGGCCAGGCTCTTGGAGAGGGTGAAGATGCGTCAGATTCTATGCAGAGAGCACTTGAATCAATGGCATCTGAAATCCTGAATCAGCTGCCGCTTCTGTTTATGCAGGCTGGCTTACAGCTTATAGCACAAGGTCAGTGGGCTCTGGGACTTGGACTTATGGCTGCGGGGCTTGCAGACCAGGTTGTTGCCGGATATGTAAACGGCAAAAAAGAAAGTGCAAAAGCCAATGCTCTGGGCGGAGTTTACGGAGACGAAGCTTACACAGCTTTTGCAAAAGGCGGGACGTTCACAAATCAGATTGTAGCGAAGCCGACATATTTCAAATTCGCAAAAGGAAGCGGCTTTGGAACCGGTCTTATGGGTGAAGCTGGTCCTGAAGCAATAATGCCGCTTACCCGCGGTGCAGATGGTTCTCTTGGTGTTTCTGCATCCGGTATTGGAAGTGGCGACGTTCAGGTAAATATTCCGGTTACAGTCTACTCGGATGAACCTGTAGAAGTTCACGACACTGAAGACGAAAACGGACAGCGCAAGATTGAGATTCTCGTAGGTTCGATGATTAACCAGCACATAGCAGTCGGTAAAGCTGATAAAGCTTTGAAGAGTCGTTACGGGCTGAAAGTTCAGGGGGTATAGAATGACGAATATAACTTGGCCTTCTAGTCTTCCGCAGGTAATAAGGCTGGAGGGACTCAGTACAAAAAGAAAGAGCAATGTTATCAGAACTCAAATGGATGCAGGACCTCAGAAAGCTCGAAGACGTTATACGGCCATTACAAAAGAGTTTACAGGTTCTGTTGTTCTTACAGAGGCTCAGCGAGAACTGCTTGAAGACTGGTATCAGAATATGATTGGAGACGGTGCTTTGCGATTTGTAATGAAAGATCCTCAGACATTGCAGCTGGCTGAGTTCCGTTTTCTTGAAGATTATGATGAGGAGTCCAATGATGGACTTTGGATAATAACTATGAAACTGGAGAAGATGAATGCCTAATACACAACTTACATCTGCTGCTAAAGAAGCAATGACAGCTCAGGAAACACAGGAAGTGCTCTTAAACCTTTTGACTGTCAGTTATGACGGTTCAGTAATTCTGCATGTTACTGATAACAATGAACAGATTATTTCTAACGGCCAGACATTTGAACCATGTGCATTCTCTGTTCTTTTGCCAGATCAGTCTACAGACGGAAATAAAAACTGTCGCCTTCAAATCGACAATACAGACATATCAATTTACAGGGCTATAAAAACTGCAGTAATAAACAGCCGAAATCAGAAAAAGGACATAACGGTTTCTGCAGCTGTAATTATGGCAAGTGAGCCTGACAACTACATTGAAGGGCCTTTGAATTTTATATTGCGCGACATAACTGCAGATGCAAATGCAATAACTGGAAATCTTTATGATTCTTATATCCACGACAGAAAGTTTACTAACCTAACATACAATCCAACAGATTTTCCAGGAATGTTTTTCTAAGGAGACTGCAATGTATGAATGGTGTGGAAAATACGTCGGTATTCCGTTTGTGTCCGGTGGTCGTGACAAGACTGGCTGCGACTGCTATGGACTTGTGCGCCTCATCTTACACGACGAGTACGATTATGATCTTCCGCTGCTCATCGGTGATTACACAAACGCACTTTGCATTGAAGAAACAAAAAAACTTTTTACAGAAAATATCCCCATTCTTAGTGGTGAGAAAATATCAGAACCAGAAGAAAAAGCTGTAGTCTTAATGAAAATGAGGGGCAGGCTTTGTCACGTAGGCTTGTATGCTGGCGACGGTTATATAATCCATTCAAGACACAATTTAGGAGCAGTATGCGAAAGACTTTCAAGTCCTCAGCTTGCCGGATGTGTCGAGGGGTGGTACCGTGTCGATTCAAGTTACAGCATGTCTAAATCCATTTACACAGGAACGAACTGAATATTCCTTTGATTCAGGAATTACAATCAATGAAATTATAAAAAAAATTGATGCACTTCAAGCCTCAAATACCGGCTGGCGCGTAATGATTGACGATGAAATCATTACTGATTTTGAACGCATTCCTGAAGAAGGTCAGCGTGTTTATGTTAAAATTGTGCCGGAAGGAGATTCACCTGAAAGTGCAGGAAATGGCATGAAAGTGGGTGGTGCTCTCATTGCTGTGATTGGAGTTATACTTTGTTTTACTCCTGCTGCTGGTTTAGGGGCCATGCTTATAGGTACTGGAGTCGGACTTTTTGCTGGCGGAATGGTCTTGCATAACATAGACATTCCTAATATGAATGACCGTGAAAAGCCAGAACAAGATCCATCTATTCGTGGCAGTAGAAATCAGATGAGGCCTTATGGTGTTCTGCCGGTTCTTTTTGGTCGCCGACGTATTTATGCGGATCAATGTGCAAATCCGTTTACCTGGGTAGAACCAAGTGACGGTTCTATCTGGCTTTATCAGCTTTTCTGTGTAGGTCAGAAAGATTTACAGATTGAAACGGAAACTTTCAAAATCGAAGAAACGCTGTTAAAAGATTATTCTGCTACCGGAAGTATGGCTGCAATTTTGAACGGTACAGATTCTCTTATTCAGATGCAGATTGCTTATGGCGGAAATTCATCACCTATCTATGATAAATGTGTACACGAAATACAGCTGAATACATTGCTCAAGCATCAGACTGATGAAGGTCTTGATGGAGCTATTGTCAGAACAACACCAGACGGAACTACTGAGCTCAATGTTGATATTTTCTTTTATAGCGGTCTTGGTAAATACAATGATGATGGAAAAGTTGTTTCTACTAGTGTTGAAGTAAAGGCAGAGTATAAACTTGCAACTGATCCAGACTCTGCATATCAGCTGCTCGGGTATTTTTCAAACGGAAGCAATGTTATTTCTGGAAGTGAACTAAAAACAAAACGGCTTGCAATAACAAAAAGTGACCTTTCTGCAGCAGCTTATACAGTAAGAGTTACAAGAGTTTCTGCTGACAGTTCTGATGTTAAAATCATAGATACTGTTTATGTAGGATCAATTCGGGCTGCAAAAAATGAATCGCCAGTACGTGCTGAACGGTGTGCTCAGATTACACAGATAGGTTTGAAAATCAAAGCATCGGAAAAACTGAACAATATCATCGAGCAGTTGAATTTCGTAGCACAGTCTATACAGCCTGTATGTCATTATGGACAATGGACAGATGAACTCTCATCAAATCCAGCTTCTGCAGCTATGTATGCAATGCAGGGAGAGATGTCTCAGCAGAAACTTACAGATTCAGATATTGATAAAGAATCTTTTAGAAAGCTCTATGCATGGTGTGCAGAGCATGAATATGAATGTAATGCTTATGTATGCGAAAGTATGTCTATTAACGAGCTTCTTTTACACGTTGCTTCGACTTGTCGTTCAGAAATATTCAGAATCAACGGGAAAATTACAGTTGTTCAAGATATTGCCAGAGATTCTTACGTTCAACTGTTTACTCCACGCAACTCACATGATTATAAAGAGACAATGGCACTTGCAGATGTTCCTGACGAATTAAAGATGGGATTTGTAGATAAAGATTCTGGATTTGCAGAAAACGAAGTTCATGTATACAACACACCGACTGGAAATAAAACTCCTGGCATTGAACCAGAAACATCACAGAATGTAACGTTGTGGGGAGTTACTAGTAGTGAACAAGCTCGAAAACTTGGCATGTATAATTATGCTGTTTCGAATCACCGCTTTTGTGTAGCACAGTTTTCGTGTGACTTTGAATACCTCATGTGCCGCAAGGGCGACTGGATTAAATATGCAGGAGATATTGCACTTGCAGGAATTACACAGGGAAGAATCGTATCAATAATTCAAAATGATCAGGATAAAATAATCGGATTTGAATGTGACGAAGAAATTCCTATGGAAAGTGGCAATAATTACAGTCTTCGTGTAAGAAAAAGCAACGGAAGTGCGCTCTTTAATCTTATAAACAGCGGAGAAACTTCCAGAACAGTTTATCTTCAAACTCCTGTTTCTGCTTCAGATTTGTCCGTTCCAAATGAAGGCGATTTGTTTACATTTGGCATTCGTGGCCAGGATGCAAAAGACTATATCATTACAGACATTCAGTGCGGAGAAGGTCTTACAGCTGATTTAACATGTGTAGAATATGCCCCGGAAATTTTTGGTATTGATGAACCAAATTTTGTTTTACCTGATTTTGAAAATAAACTCTCCGAAACCAGTGGAGCTATTGACCGTGGAAATATTTCACAATCTGACTGGAAAACATTCTTTACTTATCACGATGGCGAAGAAGAACCAGACACACCTTTTGGAGATGGTACAAGTGAAGGCTGGCACCACACAAAAACTACAGAAAGTGTTTGGGTCTCATCAAAGACATCAAAAAGCATTTATGAAGGTGACTGGAGCGCACCGGCTTATGCTCGCGGGCCTCGTGGTGAACAGGGGGATGCCGGATATAATATTCAAATACTATCTTCTGCAGGAACTGTTTTTAAGAATGGTACTGGTACTACAACTCTTACAGCTCATATATATCAAGGCAATAGCGAGATAGATGTGGCTGGCACACAATACCAGTATCTTTGGAAGAAATATGATGCTGCAGGAAACTTAGATCCAGATTTTACCGCTACTACAAAAAGCATAACAGTGGCCGCTGGAGATGTTGATAATAAAAGCGATTATGAGGTTGAGGTAAATTAGCGCTATGAAAATACTTATTGCAGTTCCAACTTATGAAAACATAACCCCGGATACGTTCAAGTCAATTTATGAACTTGATAAGTGCGGTAATGACTGTGTTTTTGATTTTATACGAGGCTATGATTGTGCCGCAGCTCGTAATCATATAGCAGAACGAGCATTAGAACTTGAAGCTGATTATGTTCTAATGATTGATAATGATGTGATTCTACCAAGTGATGCACTCAAAAATCTTTTAGAAGACAATAACGATGTGTGCCTTGGATATTATGCTCACAGAACCGACGAAAACATTTCTGGCAATCGAACTTGTGTCTGTAAGAATGACGGCGAATTTAATTACACACACAGTTTTATGGGAAATGAATTAATAACGATAAAAAATGCCGGTATAAATAAAATTCAAATTCATGGCGGTGGAATGGGATGTGCTTTAATCAAAACAGAAGTTTTCCGCAGATTGAATTTTCCCTGGTACAAATTTGTAACTTATGATGACAGAGGTGTTCTGTCAGAAGATTTATATTTTTGTGAACAGTGCAATCAAAAAAACATCCCAATATATGTTGATACAAGAGTTAGTTGCAAACATCTGTTTAGAACATTCGTAACTGTGGAGTAAAAAAATGGCTGGACTAAAATCAAGAATTACATTAGCCGACTTATCGGATGGTTATACTGTTATACTTACAAATTCATCTCATACATTTGCAGGAGGTACTTCTGCAGCACTTGCGAGTTCAATCACAACTCAGATAGTTGCTCTACACGGTGGAACATTAGTTTCTGCATCTGTTGGAACAATTACTGGACTTCCATCAGGAATGCAGGCTTCAATTTCAGACAACAACACAAAGGCAGCAAAAATTACAATTTCAGTAACAACATCAATGACTTCACGTCAGGGAATCGTAACAATTCCAGTAACGGTCGGCGGAACTACTTTTAATCTTGATTTCAGTTATGCGCTCGCTCTTGTTGGTGCAAAAGGTGACACGGGTGCTACCGGTGCGACAGGTGCTACTGGTAAAACTGGAGCAAAGGGTGACACGGGTGCTAAAGGTGATACCGGTGCCCAGGGAGCCACAGGAAAGACAGGTGCTACCGGTGCAACAGGAGCAACTGGACAGACCGGAGCTACTGGGGCTACAGGACAGACTGGTGCCACAGGTGCGACAGGAGAAGACGGAACAGGATTCCTCCGCGTTACGACAGCTCCTACAACTTATACAACAACAACGGGCGGTTTCACTCCTGCATATAGAATGTCGCTCAACACTGTAAAAACAGAATCCGGCGTGACCAATGTGGGTGTCGGTGACATTGTTGTTCAGTCATATAATACTTACAAAATCGGTTATGTTGATGCAAGTTATGTTTATCTTGCAGCGGCAGTTTCTATCCGCGGTGCCCAGGGAGCAACAGGAAAGACAGGTGCTACCGGAGCAACAGGAGCTACTGGACAGACCGGAGCTACTGGGGCTACAGGACAGACTGGTGCAAACGGCGCTACCGGACAGACCGGAGCTACAGGTGCCACTGGAACTCGCGGTACTTTGTGGTATAGCGGAACTGGTATTACAGGCACATCAACAACGGCAACTGTATTCTCAAATTCAGGAGTAAGTTCAGCTATTGTCGGAGATATGTATAAGAATACTGACACGTCGAACACATACCGATGTACAACAGCTGGTAACGCTTCTACGGCAAAATGGGTTTACGTCGGAACCATAAAAGGTGCTACAGGTGCAACCGGAAAGACTGGCGCTACAGGAGCGACAGGTGTTACTGGTGCAGATGCAGTTTCCGTTACAATCTCTCAAAAAAATCTCGAAGTACTTTGTGGCGCTGGTACAGGCAAATTTCTTGGTGCTCAGACGGAATCAATAGCTGTATATGCTCGTAAAGGAAGCGCCAGAGTTGCCTGCACTATAACTGCTGATGGCGCGTCAGGCGGGGTGTCTTTTAGCATTGCAAATGGAACAGCAAATGCTGATGGTTCAGTCACAGTTTCATTCCAGGATAATCAGAACCTCGGTAACGATGCTGCAATATCAAAAAACGCAACCATTCACGTAACTGCCGAAAATCAAACTTTTGATTTTACGCTTATAATCAACAAAGTTTCAAAAGGTAATTATCTTGGAAGGTGTAAATATAAACCAACAGATTTTACACTTAAAGATAAAGGCAACTGGGCAAGCGGTAAATCATATGCCATTGGAGACGTTGTTAATTACAGCTCAAACAGCAAGATGTATGTCTGCAAAAAAGCTCATACTTCATCAAATTCAATTCTTCCAACAAATACCACCTATTGGCAGCTTTGCGGAATAACAGTTTATACAAGTGCAGATCAGATGGTAACAGGAACTACGGCTACCAAATATCCACTCCCTGGTGATTATATTTCTGTAATGTATTCAGGAACATCTGGAACAACAGAGCTTGGAAAAGTCTATCAGTACAACGGAGGCTCATGGGTTCTTGATACAGATAGTGGCCATGAAATGCAGGCTATGAGTGACATTCTCATGCTGGCAGCAAACCTTCCAGAAGGTGGATTAACAGACCTGTTTTTAAAGCGACTTGTTTCTGATGAAGTACTTGCTAGGTTGATAAGCGCACTGAAAGTATACTTCCGCGAATATGTTGCAAGCTATAAAGAATCAAATTATAAAGCCGGCGATCTTGCGATATCGATGGGTAAGAATCCGAAAAATGATTCTGATACAGACTTGAATTTTAACATTCAGTCATATTTAACATCGCTTCCTAATGTTCCAGGTTCTTCTACAAATGTTGAACAATGGAAAAAAGAGTTTTATACAAAGTATAACTCTGAGAAACAACAAGTGGATTTTTATGTAAATGGTATACTTAACTCCGTTGGTGGCATAAGCACATTTAATTCAATTTTTGGAGGAGCGGCACTTAATTCTATAGTTTTCAATATGCCTTCAGGTGTTACATTAGCAAGACAAGATAGCTATGGAATAGCCAAAGTAAATGATACTGTATATCTTTTTAGATGCTCAAATTCCAATGGATATGTAACTGTATATAAAGCTCCTTTGCCTTCTTCAAATGCTGGTGTATATACTTTAACATTTACATTAGATTATACATTAAATGCTGATCGCCATTGGATTCACAGTGTAGTTGTTTGTAATAATAACATCTACATACTATTTGGTGCTACCGCAATTTTTAGATATAACTACGCTTCGTCAACAAAAAGTTTTACAACAATAAGAAACAACGGCGCTACAATTGGCAATCTAAATGTTTATAAAAATAAATTGATATTTCAAGAAGATGCTACTTCTTACATGTATGATGGAACTACTTTTACAACGCTTTGGGCAGGAAATACATCACCAACGGAGTTGTTTACCGAGTTTACAGATAAAATATATATTGGTGCTTACGAAGGTAATGGTTCGTGCTACATAGGATTCTATAAAGAAAATAACAACGGTTTTACACAAATTGGTTATGTAAATTTGCATGGGAAACCTTTTTATAAAGGAACACAACAGGTAGGAACAATAGATACAAGTCAGCAAACTGGTTCTATAATTGGTATTTTTTCTGCTTATGGGAAAATTTTTATTTCTTACAGATGCGATCTTAATAGTGAATCTCCTTGGACTGATTACATATTATGCAGCAAGGATTGTGGAAATACTTGGCAAGTGCTATTCGAAGGTGAAGCCCCTGCAGACACTTCATTTAGAGACGGTTTTGCAGAAAATGGGCTTGTCTTATTATATGGAGAAGGTAAAGCCTTTTATTCAGTTGATAATGGTGAGACATTTTCAGAATACGGAAACATATCATCAGCAGGGCATTTTGTAGGTGTAATAAAAAATTATTCCAATTTTGCAAAAGACTTAATCTTTCCTGCAATTGCATATGATGATACAGAATCGGAATTAGAGTTCAAATTCATGAACTTCCGTTCTGCAAATTTGGCAAAAGGGAACATTATTGCATACGACTATTCAGGGTCTGGTGGTTATATAGTCTTAGCGAACGGTTTAAAGATA